CTGGATTATTTGGTGGTAAGACGTTCCTTATGAGTGCTGAGCAGAAGCAGAAAGAATTGATTAAGATGGGGCCTGAATTGGCCGAGAGAATGAAGAATTTGAAGTCAGAGGCAGAGAAGAATAGATTTATGGTCGAGATGGGCGCTAGGATGGATATTAATCCTAGGGAAGTGCCAGATGCTATTGCTTTACTACAGAAGACTGCTGAAAAAGAGAAGATTATGATTAAGACTGGGCTTACTGTTAAGGAAACCCAAAAACAGATTGATAATATTATTAAGAAGGCTCAGGATGCGAGCACTGGTGTTGTGACATTAACACAAACTATTTTCCAACGTATACAAGGTACTTTTATGATGATTGCTGCTCCACTTCTTAATATTATGAAGCCTATTTTAACTTTCTTCCTTGGTCTTGCTGATTTGATTCAGGCTCTTGTTGCTCCGATTGCTGAGGCTTTGTCTACATTTACTGGTTTCTTGGATACTTCTGAGAAGATGACTGATGTGTTTAAATCTTTGATGGTTCCGATTTCTAATATTGGTAAGCAATTAGCTATTGCATTGCAGATGTTTTTAATGCCGATTGCATTAGTGTTTAAGACGATTCAGACTATACTTTGGGCTATATGGTTAGTGCTGAAACCAATATTTACAATTTTCTGGAGTATATGTAGCATGGTATCCGATGTATGGTTGGGCGCAATTAAGGATGTATATGACGTGTTTAATGATATAATTAACTTTGTATTATGGCCTATTCAAGCAATTAGTGATACAATTATAGCTATATGGAGCAAGTTTGAACCTATTTTGAAGCCAATAATTAAAGTTCTTATGATGATCTTGTTTCCATTTATACGAATAATCACTGTTGCTAAAGCGATAATTCAGGTGATTAAAGATGTATGGGCAGCAATATTTGACGATAGCGAGGAAGGCAGCGGGATATTCGAACAAATTGGCGATGCTATAAGTGGTGTGATGGATGCTCTTGGTGAGTTATGGGATGCTGTTAAGGAAGTATTTACGTTCATTTATGAGGCTATTATTCAGAAAATTGCTTTCCCGTTTAAGCTTGTTTATAAAATAATATCTGGTGTTCTTGGATTCTTGCTTGCTCCGTTGAAGTTGGTTAAGGATTTTATTGTTGGTATTGCTGAAGCAATTAAGAGTTGGTTCTCTTCTACCGAAGAAGGAGCTGATGGTCAGATTGGAATTTTCGATCGATTATATAAGATTCTTGATTATTTGGCTGAGAAGTTTGGTTGGTTTGGTAGAGTGGCTGTTGCTATAATTAAGGGTATTATTTCTCCGTTTGAGACATTAGCTGGCTGGGTTAAAACATTTGCAGGTTGGTTTGGTATTTCTATGGATGAGGGTGCTAAGAAGCAGGAAGAGACAGCTAGTTCTGCAGTACAGTCGCAGCAGGAATATGCTGATGAATCTGAGAAGATTAGAGAGAAGTCTATGAGAGATGCTACTAAACAGCAGCAACAGAATATGAAGTATATGGATGATAACACAAAGAGGGCTGTTTCTCACAGTAATAAGATGGTATCTGAACAACAGAAGGAATATATTAAGCTCCAAGAGAAGGCTCTAAAGACAACGAAGGATAAGAAAGAAAGAGAAAATATCAAAGCTGAGATTAAGGAAGCTCAGTTTGTAAAACAAACTGCTGATGTAACTGTTAATTTAGCTAAGAAGTCGAGGGAACAGGCTGAGGTGAAGGCTGGGATGGTTCCTGGCGAGACATCTGGTGCTAAGACGATTCCTTCGGTAAAAGTAACAGAGGGTGGTCTTCCTGTTAAGCCAAAGGAAGACGTTAAACTCAGAGAAGAAACAAAAAAGAGCGTTGATCGTCTTGGGCAGTTGATTGAGGTGGTTACTAGGATTGCTGATGATAAGGAGATGTATGAGTTGATTAAGTCGTACGTGACTGATTCAGGGGATAAACCTAGCGATACTGGGTTGGCCAGAATCGCGAATCAATGGATGACATAGTATGGATTATTCATTAACTACTTATGATAGAATATTAACTGCTAAATGCGTATTCACTGTATTACCAACTGGTGCTACTATTAATTTCCAATTCCCTCCAAGAATTACTAATGAAAGTAATAATAGTGAATGGCTAGCTAGGGACCAGCTATCTATTGAACCACTTAAGATTCACAAAGGATCTGGCGGTAGAAAGCTCAATATGGAATGGGATTACGTGTGTACTGATAGTACTTGGAATCCAACGAAGATTTCCGAGACGTTGCGATTATTGAAGGCTTATTTCTTTGAATATAAGAAGGAATTCTATCCAGTCGTGTTGATTCAATATACTGAAGTCATTCCTATTCCAACACAATTCAGATTGATGAGTTGCCAGATAGATTATAGTCCAGAAATTGCTACATCTGGTGGTGCTAGTCATCCACTTATTACTAAGGTTGGTGTTAGTTTGGAGGTAGCCACTACTGTTAGTGGAAATAAAGGTGCCGGTAGTGATAAATTGAAACAGAAACCTTTGAGAGCTTGTGATCCGAGGTGGTACTAATGGCTGCGACAGTTGATCTTAGTGTCGATAATTTATCTAGATTCTTTAAGTCTGAGCCTATCATTGTTGATGGTAAGGTGACATTTGGCAGGTGGAAGCGTCCAGATTGGATGAATCCTGATCTTGTAGCTTCAACTGATGTATTGCTTGTCCAAGTTGATCAGAATTATGCTGGTCGTCCTGATTTGGTTGCTCAGGATTTTTATGGTACTCCTTATCTCGAATGGGTTATTACTATGTTTAATAGACCGTTGAATCCAATTGGATTTCCTAAAGCTGGGTCTGTTATAAAGGTACTTAGTCGTACGCTGGTTTACAGTAATATCTAACTTAGGAGGCCAAAATGCTAAATGATAATCTTTCTGAGGTTTGGACTTCATTCTTTCAACAGAGAACGGTAAATTTATTTAATAGATTCGATGGGATGTTTAGAGCATTGGTTGTTGAGACTAATGACCCTCTACAGATGCAGCGTATACGCTGGAAATCGCCTGATTTTCATGATTTTAATATGAAGGTTGAGGATTGCCCTTGGGCTGTTCCTGGTTTTGCCCTTGGTGGCAAGAATGCTGGTTCGTGGGAATCAGCTATGATTGGTGATATGGTTTGGATTTCTTTTGAGAAAGCACATGTCTATGGTCCAATTTGGATTGGTTTTGCACCTGGAACTAGAAGGCGTAGGTATCCGTTAGAGCAGATTTATACTAAGTCACCTATAGCTGTTGATAAGATGGGGAAACCAACTAGTGCTCCAGTTGAGTATTTGATTGATTATCTTCCTAAAGATTATCGGCCTATGGCTAATGGGTGGCGTGATCGATATGGTAATTCAGAAGTTGATTCGTTCGTTGGATTCTTCCCTATAGAACATGATAAAGATCCTGATAAGATTTCACCTAAGAATACTGACGCATTAGCTAATGCTAGTTTTACTGTCGGTAAGAAGCCACTTCTCAATAGGCCAGATAGGAAATATCTTGCACGTACTACTAAATATGGTATATACTGCATCCATTCTGATATTGGTTATTTCTGGAAGAAAAAGGGCGATGTAGGTGAATTCAAAGGCATTGGTGACCCATTAGATGAAGGTGGTTCAGAGGAGTTTCAGTTTGAGGAAGATCGTTATAAGTATTTTGTTAAATTATATAATGAGAATGATCCTAATACTGTTGATGAATTTGAAGAAGAACAGACTGCTGATAGGCGTAGGTATGAGATAAGGACGAGGGTCGGTCATAAGTTTGAGATGCGAGATGTTGGTTATGCCCAGAAAGGTGGTGGTCGTTCCGTCAGTAAAGAGATTAAAGATGTTAAATCTCGCGTTGAAGAGGGCAAATATGGTGGCCAGATGTTATCGAAGTGGAAGAAAACTGATGAGCGTTGGATAAAATTAAGATCAAAGGGCGGCATGATTTTCCAGATGATGGACACTGGTTTCCATCCTGATAAAGATGAATTTTATAAAAAGAAGTTGTTGGAAGAATGTGGAACTGATTCGGACAAAGAGAAAGACGCCAAATGGACGGAGCGTGATGCAAGACAGATTAGAATGATGACGAGATATGGTGTCAAGTTTGTTCTTGATGATAGGGGGACTCATCCTATTGACGCTGTTAAGGAAAGTAGTCCTCGTGGTCTTGGCTGGTTATTAAAGACTCGTAGGGCTTGGGAAGAGGACCCTGATGGTGGTACTGATCGTGGGTTTGGTTTTGAGGCTGTCGATAGAGATGAATTAAACACTACTAGGTGGTATACTCCTAAGTCTAAATGTATTGAGATGAATGATAGGAAAGATTATTGTTTAATTTGTTCTGATATGAGCACTGAGATTTCTAGGCCATGTGAGTTTTTAGATGAGAACGAATTTGCTACTTCTATAGCTATGACTTTTGATCCTGAGAAGGATACTTATCATTTGAAGCTGGATAAGCGTAATGGTTATATTAGGTTGAAAACTGGTGCTGGTTTTGACAATAAGCGTCGTCCAAAACCAGAACCTGAGAAATATGTTGGTGATAAGGAGATTGGTACCAAAGATCAGGAAGCCAAAGGCGAGGAGATGAAAGATGCTCCCGATCTGACAAATGAGGTTGCAACCGGTGATGATGTTTTAAATCAAGGGATGGAAGCAAGGGATGGTAAACGCGGTGGCGGCGAAGATGGTGCTTGGACTGAATTGGTCGATTTGGACCATCGTGGTATATGGTTGAGTAGGAAATATGGTCTAGGAATATGGCGTTCTAATCTAGATAAAGATCAGTTTATAATGATTATGGATATTGATGGTCAGGAGAAGATAGTTATAAGGAATCATGAGGATGGTCCGATACAGATTTACTGTAAACAGGATGTCCAAATAGTGGCTGATAGAGACATAAATCTTTACGCCAAGCGAGATATCAACATGGAAGCTGAGGGGACTATAAGAACTCAGTCTGGAGCTAAGACAAGTGTTATTGCTGGTAGTTCTGTGGAGATGGATGGTGGTGGGGGTATGTGGCAGCTCAATGGTAATGCCACTACACAGAGTGTCCCAGATAATGCTCCTGAGCATACTGGTTACTTACCTTATGCATTCCCTGGGGCTGGTGCACAGAGTCCTACTGGTGGTGGCTCAGCTACTGAGCCACCTGGCATTGCCCCATGTCAGACTGAGGACCATGATAAGACATATCCAGTTTGCGTAGGCCCAGCTATCGCCGCTGCTGCTGTCGCTGCTGCTGACGCTGCTGGGGCGAAAGCTGCTGCTGATGCTGCTGCCGCGAAAGCTGCTGCTCCTGGCGCTGATGCTGGAGATAAGGCTATCGCAGCAGCGGCTGCTGAAGCTTCTGCCGCTGCTGATGCTGTTGCTGCCAAGACTGCGGCTACGGCCGAGGCGGCTGCTAATGCACCACCTGGTAAGGTTGAGATCGTAGTACAGAGTAAGCGTGAACCAGTCGATAGGGCTGAGACTGAGAATGATCCATTTGATGAGGTGCCTGAAAAAGTAATTACGGTACCTGATGAAGGATAATGATTAATGATAATCTCAGCGCCTACAGCTTTATATTCAGTACTATTACCAGTTGATACGAATGTTGGTAATGTGACGTGGAATATTTCTAGTAATGATCCGCCAAGGTCAGTAGAGACTACTGCTCTAATTCCTGTGTCTGAAGAATTGAAACCAATACCGCCGTTATTCTTTGATCCTACTGCGAGACAGCTTAATACTGGTGAATTCATCTATAATTTAAGTTATACTCAGAAATCACAAGTTGGTATCGGTAATAAGATGTTCGAGTCTGGTCAGATTTTAGATTTCACAGATGAGACATCGCCTCAGACTGAATTACTGTCTGTTCCACCTACTATTGAATTACAGCAAAATACTAATATAATTAATGTTAATGATATGGGATTAACTGAAGAGCAAATTGCAAAGTTGACTCTTGAGACAAGGAAGAAATATAATTATACTGTTACGAGTTTGAATTTTATGGTGGCTGATATAAATGCTATCGGAATACAAATTTCTGATAACCAGAAGAGGATTAATGAGACGCAGAAAACTTATAATGCATCTGTTGTTTCTTTGGGTGATAGTGATGAGATTACAATTTCTTTGAGTAATAGATTAGCTTCGCTTCAGGCTGAACGAACAGTTTTGGTTACTAAGTATGATTCTAGTGTTCAGATAGCTAATAATTTATATGACCAGGTTCTTAAGATTAAGGAGCTTGTACGATGAATAGGAATGTCCTTAATCCTGTGTGGTTTGGGTACGGTCCTCCGTTTGTTGGTGGCCAAGAGGCTGTAATGTCTAGGCAGGTTGATGATAGATTAATTAAGAATGATTTGTTACAATTGTTGTTGACGGCTTTTGGTGAGAGAGTTATGCGTCCATCTTTTGGCACGCCTATTAGGACTACTGTTTTTGAGAATCTGACTGCATCACAGTTAGCTGCTTTGCAGGATCAGATTACTCAAATTATTACTGAATATGAGCCGCGTGTGGTTGTGGCGTCTGTCAAGGTTGAGATGACAGATACTAATACTTTAACTATTAAGGTATATGGTTCATTAAATCTTGATATTAATAATATAATTAATAGGTCAACTAGAACTAATAATATATTGGTTGAATTAAATCTACCGACTAATAAATTAGGTAGCGTCGAAAATAGTGGTGTAAATCGGAGAACGTCAACATGAGTGAACGTGAATATCTTTTTGAGACACCAAATTCGCCTGAGGAATTTGGTGTTGTCCTAATTTCTCCGGATCTGAGACGTATTGATTTCTCTGCATTGGATTATGATAGAATGCAGAGAGCGGCTGTTGAGTACATTAGGACATATTATCCAAATAATTTCAATGATTTCACGTCAAGTAATGGTTTTATGATGATAGTCGAGTTGGTGTGTTATTTAGCAAATGTTTTGTCTCAAAGATCTGATATTCTAACTGATGAATCTTTCCTTCCAACAGCACAAACAACCGAAGCCGTGATTAATCACTTAGCCTTAATCAATCAACAATTACAAAGAGCCACTTCGGCAACGGTCGATGTTGAAATTACTTTTGGTAGCCCAGTCCCTGTTGAAGTTAAGATTCCTGTTGGAATCAAGTTTTCATTCACTGGCCCAGATGGCGATCCTGTTTTCTATGAAGTGTTCAGAGCACCTGGTGATTTTACTAATCCGATTTCTATACCGCCAAATAAGAGAGGTATTATTGCGTATGGTATAGAGGGTACAACGCCAAGTCCAATCATTTATAATTCCCCTGGTGGACCTGATCAATATATTGATATTGCAATCCCGAATGTTCTCGATGAGCCGATTACTGTTAATGTTAAGAGTGGAACTGATACGACTAAATGGAATAGGGTTGCTATTCTTGAGAAAGCTGGCCCGAATGACAATGTTTTTGAGGTGCTTTATTTAGGCGGTAAGACTAGGATTAGATTCGGTAATGATATTGCTGGTAAGTCTCCTTTGGCTGGTGATCAGATTAGCGTTGGTTATCGCATTGGTGGTGGCATCCGTGGTAGGATTGGTGCTGCGACGATCAACGAGACAAGACCAGTTACTCCGTTGCCTCCCCTATCTGCGACTGTCGAGGCGTTGTTCCGTAATCCTACGCCGTCACAGGGTGGTACTGATGAGGAAACGATCGATCACGCTAAGAGGAGAGCGCCTGCTGAGTTTGCTACCCATGACAGTATTGTTACTGGTGCTGATTATGGTACTTTGGCTGAGAATTATTCCCATCCTGTTTATGGGACTGTTGCTAAGGCGTTAGGCACGATTCGTACTGGTATTGATAAGGATTTGGCTACGATTGCGGAGGAGGTTAGGGCTGCTCCTTCTGTTGAGGCTGCTGTTGAGATTATGAAAACTGATTTTGTGAATAGGAATATTGTGGAGGTTTATGTGCTTGCTGAGGGGCCTAATAATGTTCCTATTGCACCCAATACTGGTTTGAAGCAGGGTTTGACTACGTTTTTCTCTGATCTTAATGTTCTTACTGATGAGGTTAGAGTTTTAGATGGTAAGATTAAATTTATTGATGTTCAGGCAACGATCATTGTTGATAGAAATGCTGATGCTGGTACTGTTAAGATTAATGTACAAAATGTTATAAATACATTCTTTGATATTAATAATTTCGGGTTTGGTACGCCATTGTATTTGTCTAATTTATATAAGCAGATTCAGGATGTTGATGGTGTTAAATATGTGAATATTTATTCTCCTAGTAATGATATTATTCCGACTGATGATGTTTCTGGTACGAGTTCTGGTTCGGAAGAGGTAGTTGATCGTGTTGGGTTTAATGAGGTAATTGCTTTGGGCGATGTTGATTTGAAGTTTTATTTTGAGCAGGGTAGTTTCAGGGTTCCTCCTGTTGGCGCGAAGGGATCTATTTTATAGAATTCATTTTTAGGGTTATATTTCGAGCAAAAATATTTGTGGACATTTTGGAGGAAGAGAAATGCCGAACGCACAGCCAGCCAACACGACGATCAGCGTTAATCGTCGCGCCCGCGTGTACTTCGATAACCGAAGACACACGAGCATCAAGCACCTGACGACGCCGTTTGATTCTCGGCTCGTTGCGGTGCCTGGTGAGGAGAACCTGGTCCTTGAGACGCGTGACAGCTTCTGCTCGGATGCTTTCCCGAACGGTCACCGCGTTGTGGTCTACCCCCGCACGGTGGAGACCCTCAAGCAGGCGACTACGGATCTCACGAACCTCAAGGTGGTCAAGCTTCCAGGCAACGAACGCGAAATCCAGCTCGAAAAGAATACGACTGGTCTCCGCGACGACCTGTACGGAGAACTGGCCGCCGATCAGGCTGGCGGGATGCACGTCTAAGCTCGCCGCTTGATATTCCATTGATGTGGTGGGGGTGTAAAAACCCCCACCATTTTGTAGGGAAGGCCATGGCGACCAGACTATCATCGACTCCGCTTGCTCCGAATTTACACCGATGGGAAGGCGTTTTTGTTCCGTTCACGGCGTTTCTCAAATATGACCCACAGACCACCACAAACAAACGACTAGTCCCATATAGAGACATGGAAAAATTATCAGCTTGGATAGAAGACCAATTACTTAACGTTTGCTCAACCGACGAATTACAATTGGACTTCGCAAGACCAGTAGCATTCACACCACAATTTGGGCAGCAAGGCGCAAGATTCACAGTCCACGGTCACGCCTGTAAGAAGACATCTTTCGCAAAGCAACCAGTAGAATCTGAATACGTTGATAATTCTAATCTAGTTCTCGGTTACGATAATTCAAGAGCATACAATAGAATCCCAGTAGCTGATGTAGAAGATTTATGTGAATCACTTAAGACACTATTACAAACAACTACTGGTCTTTTAGTAACGAAGCTTGATGTAGCTGGCGTTGTCTATGGCGGCAGAAAAGGCCGTAGTTTCCCGATATAATTTTGTTTTTATCACAAGCGATAAAATAAGTCATGTGGAAGCTAAGCGACATTATACCTAATCCTATTTCAAAATTGCTACGAAGAGCCTTTAGAACGCGTTGGAAACGTAGATTAAGATTAATACGAAAAGAAGGCACAGAAGTAGTAGAAGCATCAGTTGGTAAATTTATGGTTTGTGATATGTACACAGACGATAAATCACTAACTTTGTCTTATATAGAAGAAGCACGTGAGCTTGGTGATGACACTATAGAACATAATTTCACTTATTATTACGCAGACCCAAATAGCTTCGACATTGATAAGATTGTTGATAAAATCTATTCATTGTATAAGAGGGAAATTGACGTTCAGAGATATTCTATGCCAGAATTAGAGAAAGAGCGAAGTAGAAATCCACGTGTTACTATTGATGATCTAAAAGATAAATTGGCCGAAGAAGTAGATGAACCTGATTTTTAATTAAAAATAGATATGGAGGCATTATGGCAATTATATCTAAATCACAATTACCGGCTATCCTAAAAATAAAGAGTGACCCTATGAAGTTCGAGGTGTTGAGTGCATTAGGGCATCCAACTGTATTAGTTGAACTGAGTGAAGCACAACTAGAACAGGCAATACGAGTAACAGGAGATTTCGTAGCTCAATATTTCCCACGGGAGCAGAAATATGCTTACTTTTATACTAGTCCGCTGGTTAACACGTACAGTTTACCGGCTGACGCATACTGGGTCCAAGATGTAAAATGGGATCCAGAAACTACAAGAATTGGAGACATATTTGGAGCTGAATCGTTCCTATTCTCGTTCGGAGGTGGTTCTATTTTATTGACAAGTGAAGGTAAGATGACTTGTGAAGAATGTTATGAAAAAAGAGATAAAATTAAATTAATTACTCCTTTTGGCTTACGTAAACCTTTAATGCGTTGGAATAAGAGAAAACAATCAGTGATACTACTTAAAACACAGAATGATTTTCTTATTTGTACACCAAATCATCCTTTGAGTTGTGATGGGAAAATAAAGATGGCGAATGAATGTCAAGTTGGTGAAAAATTGATTAATTCCAATGATAAATTAGAGAAAATTATTGATAAATCAGAATCTGAGACCGATGGGACATGGAGTATTAAAACTAAATCTGGCGGGATATATGTTAGCGCTATTGGTAGGTCATTTTATTTAGTAAAATAAAGTAATTTTATATATAAATAAGAATATGAAGATACCATGTGATCAACAAAAAGTTGTTGAATTATATCAGTCTGGTAATAGCCTTAGCGATATTGGGAAATTATGTAATAGAGCACCATGTACAATCCTAGTTATATTAAAGAAATATAATGTGCTTAGATCTAAGCAAGATGGTTTAAAATTAGCGAGGGAAAATGGTAAAATTTATAAAAGGAAACCGATTGACGATATTTTAGAAAATAAAGAATTATTATTAAAGGAATATGAAACACAATCATTAACGGAGATAGCTAATAAATATCATGCTGAACGTAAAAGATTGGTTAGGGCTTGTGAGAGATTTGGTATTAAGATTAAGTCTTGGAGTGAGAAAGCTCATAATATACAGTCTAGGATTCGTGAGTCTAAATTAGATCAGAGAATAATTGATCCCAATTGGATGTATGTTGAATATGTTGATAAACAGAGAGGGATTGATGATATTGCTTTTGAATTGAAGTGTTCTATTACAGCGATTAGAAATAGATTGAAAAGGTTTAATATTCAAGTTCGACCACAAAAGAGATTTGGGCGAGAAAAAGAGCCATATAAGAAGTCGCATGGCGTAAATGTTATTTATAATCCGATAAAATGCTCTAAAGCTGAGATTATATTTAGATCGATATTAGAATGTACTTATGCCATTTATCTTGATTCTTTGGAAGAAGTCATCTCATGGGATTATGAGACTTCTTGGATTTGGTATTTGGATAGTTTTTCTGGGAAGGAAAGAAAATATATTTGTGATTTTAAGATTAAATATACGAATAAGGTTGAACATGTTGAAGTTAAACCTCTGAATTTACAAACATTTGATGATAAATATTTAAATGCTCAGAGGCAATTAGAAGGATGGAGATGGATTACTGAAGATGAAATTAAAAAATCTAATGTGTTATTTTCTGTTCCTAATGAGAGAGTTTCATTTTTGATCAAATTCCCAGAAAAAAAGAAAAAATTTGTTGTCTGGTCTAAGGAAAATCTTGATATACCTAATGGATATAGAATTATTTCGAAACATATAAAATATAATCATATTTATCAATATAAAATAATTAATGATAATTTAATTATAAATAGACCTAATATTATTCATTATGATCGTCCTAAAAATTCACAGGCAAGATCTGGTAAAATTATTATTCTTAATTTAGATGAAATTTTGGAATTAATTAAACAAAATAGAACTTTATCTGAAATATCAAAAGGGTTTGGTGTCGATTCAAGAACTATTACTAAATTTCTTGAAGATCGTTCTTACGTTATTAGATGGGGTGGTTCGAGTTCAAAACATAATGAAATTAGATATGCTACCAAATTAATTTGGCCATTAAATGAATTGTCACCTAGAAAAGCAATTAGGAATCATATTTTTTATAAATGGGATAATTTTCAATGGCTAAATCAGAAATATATTATAGAAAAGTTGTCTACTAGGGTTATTGGTAAGTCAGTTGGCGTTTCTGGTCGTTTAATTTTGAAGAAGTTAAGAAAACATAACATAGAGACGAGGAACTTTAATGGCCGATGAAGCTTGTCAGTCTATCGCAGAGACTATAAATGGCAATGAGTCTATTATATTATCAGCTATGTCTTTTTTAATTAAAGAGGATAGTGAATATTTTAAGAATACTTTTATGAAATTATCTAAGAAAACAAATTTATCATTAGATGATGTTAGAGAAAGCTTTGCTAGGATTCGAAAGAATGGTTTGATA